TTGCCCGGATCCTTAATCACCAGGATATTGGATACATAGTGTTCACGGCGCTTCTGAGAACGAACCTGCTTACGCTGAGGCGAATCATCATTATCGGATTCACGCCACAGTTTGCTGTTATACTCACTCACGGGATCCTTGTCACCAATCGAGGTGCGCGAATTTTCAATATACCACTTACCACCTGGACCCTGGAATCCATGATCCCAGTACCGAACAAAGGGCACATCTTCATTCACGGGTGCAGGAAGGAAGCGAATGATGGCAGAACCATTACCTGCCTTATCTACAGTGGGCTTCCAGTACTTATCATCGGCGCTCTTACGGTCACCATTGTTATTAAGCTTACCAACCTGTTCGGTGAGCTTACGAAGCGAGTCCTGACTGGACGACTTTAGTTTAGAAAAATCCATATATTAGTTTCCTTGTTACAATGTATTGCAGTGTATAGCAGTTTATTCATCACGTTATTCATTACAATGTGTACTATATATATTATCTCAACTACAAAGTCAAACTAGATATGATCATCTAGTGTAACTGTCTTTGGTAGATAATTAAGCTTTTCAGCTTCCAATTGAAGAAGTCCCTTAAGATTTGGATTGGCTTTAATTACTTTAGCTAAAGATTCAACATCAATATTGTTCTCTTCGCAGTATAACACAATAGCATCCATGTAAGATATATCATGCTTCCAAACCAAGTCTTCAACGACTTGTTCAAACTCTTGTTTTGTAATAATCATAATCTAACCTTTATAGAAAGAATGGCCACCAATCTGTACCATTTTTATATATCTCCAATTATTTCTCACATATACAGCTTTGTAGAATGTAGAACCAAATGTAACATCGGGATAGTTCCGAGTATAGACCAAAGCGGCAAGCTTGATACATTCTTTGTATACGTCAGGATATAAAATCCTCTTTCTATGTTCAATCCATGAAAACTGAGGATGACCATGAAGTTTTTGATTAATCACCGAACACGGTGTAGAACCGAATCTCTTTGGTTCTTTTGTTCTATTCATCACTACATTGGCTACTGCAATTTTACCCTTAATTGGCTGATTAGCGGCCTCGTAGTAGATATTATCTGCCAAACATTTGACTTGTGTATTTGTTGTTTGTGCTTTAACTGTGGGTATTAAAACTAAGGTACTTAATAAAATGAGTAAAAGTTTATACATTTCTCTTCTCTTGTCTAATGACAGGAGATTTGTAGGCTGACTTTACTAGCGTATCGCAACGCATATCAACTACAATCTAATGAGAAGATACAGAGATCCTCAACATCCATTTCCTCTCTACTGGAAATGCCTTATCATTACGGTTTCGTCGGTGTCTATAACAAATCATAGACGCTTTCTAGCCTTAAAGACCGGAAGCTCATGTAGAGATAAATGGAGGGTGCCAAACCTCCTATAATATATATGGGACATAGTCAAGGGGTACCGAGGATAACCTTGACTATGGTTACAATTCCATCCTTATGTAACTTGACACTTACCTCTCATCCCTGAGGTAGTTATCGTAGGGACCCTCATAGTGTGCTTATGGTGGATTCCATCCAGAGGCAGTTAAGGTCTATTTGTTTTTATTTTGTTAAGTTTATCAAGATCAGATAAAATAAATGGAACAATAAGAATCATACCAAACATAACGCCGATAAGAATATACATATTGCTTCTCCTTTACCATAGAGGCAATAGTATTTATATTTCTGCATTAATAAAAGTGTAACAAAATAAACAAAAATGTAATATAGTGGTGTGGAGACGGAGGGAATCGAACCCTCAAGTGCGCCTTGCAAAGGCGCCAGTTTCCCGTTAGCTTACGTCCCCGACAAAATATTTATGTGCTTAAATCATAAACTTTTGCTTAATCTCATCATCAATGTACTTTTTTCCTTTATCCTGAAGAAGTGACTTGATGAATGGGCCGAGATTAAGAAGTTCATGATACGATAATTGCTCTAGCATATCTTGTGCTTTTGAATAACTACCATCAGTGCCTTCAGATGATTGTCTCCAAGCAAATGTGTACCCATACATATTCTTAGTATTTGTATGAATCCAATCTTCCAATGCAGTGTAATCTTCTGGATTAGTAGGAAACAGATACCGAATAAAAACTTCAGTGTCTTTACTCCAACCATTCTGCTTGATATGTCGATTCACACCATGAGAGCCTTTAGGTGCTCGAATACCATATGTTCTATTGAATAGTGTAATTGACTTACCTGTATATCCAATAGACTCGTGGATGATGTGTTCATTAATATTATCAAGATCCTCTACATGAGCTACTTGATAAACACCAGTTTGGCCATATCGTTCAACCATAGCACGTTCTTCCGAACTACCAAAGGTGGGAATCTTAGAAACCGGAAGCCATTCACTTACTTCCTTGACTTGAATTGGACACTCAATCAATGTAGTCATAGTTCACTCATAGTACGTTCATTAGCTTTACGGCGAAGTTCGGTGAGATAAGTCATAAGTTCTTTCTCAGGATCAGTTGCTGTAAGAACTGAAATCAATAGATGTTCAAGATAACCCGTAGCAAAAGCATAGTTCTTATGGTTTGGATCTGTATTCAAGAGAAGATTTACAAGTTCAGTTACTGCATTGTTTGCATCATAGTGGTTCATAAAAACTCCTGTTCATATAAGATAAATATATCATAGGTGTGATTGAATGTCAACTATAATAAATAGGAAGAACGGCTGTGCTCAGAAAGTTTACCAATGGATGATAAGCAATTATTCTTGAATAGTATTTCAGCCGCAAGGCAGCAACACGAAGAAAAAGTACTTTTGGAACAAAAGCGCAAGAAGGATGTTGCTGTTCTTGCCGAGGCAATGAAGAAGTTTTATCCAGGTCCCACACCAGAAGAACTTGAAGTTCAAGAACAGAGAAAAATTGAAGAAGAACCACCTGCTATCCCTCTTGGTGCACAACCATTACCTCAACTACCTGAAAAGGATATTATTACCAAATCAGTTGAACTACTAGCTAAGACACCTCGTGATGAGTATGTGAACAAGGCAGATTCAATACCCAATAGTATCCGAAAAGAACTAGATCTCATGAAGAAGACATTGACGGATCTACACAGATTCGCTCGAAACACTTCTGGTGTGGTCTCTGGTGGTGGTGCCGGTGACATTACAGAGTTAACACATAGGGCAATCAGTGTCACCGGTAACTATACAGCCAACCGTAAGGATTACTACATAGGAGTCAACTGCCCGGGTCCCTGCACAATTGCATTGCCTACACTTGGAGTAAAGACAGGTAGAATACTCGTTGTCAAAGACGAAAGCGGTAACTGCTCAATAAATCATATAACCGTAGTTGCTGATGACGGTGGAACAATTGATAATGATACAACTGTTACGATGGGTATAAACAATATGTCACTACAGTTTATCTATAGAGATGGATGGAGAATAATTTAATGTCGTATGTATATAGTAATGCAGTTTCGATTTATAATAGTAATAATGCTGCATTTACAGCAGCTAATAGGTTACCTGTTGACATTGGCAACACATCCATCAGTATCTCTGGAAATGTGAATGTGAATACACCTAATGTGATAACTGTCAATAGCAGCCCTTCAAACCCTGTTCATGTACATCTCACTGAGGTAGGTTCAGCAAACATTCAAGGGGTTCCATATATACCAATTAATGGTAATGTGGTAGTGACTTCAGGATCTTTAACTGTAAATGGTGCTGTTAGTATCTCTGGTAACATTGCCGGTATCAACTCTACTGTTATTGTGCATCAAGATGCATCATCAAATATTGCAATTAATAATCTACCTGCAACACAGAATGTTTCGTTCTCAAATCAGTCAGTCAATTTAATTGGTAATGTTGCCGGTATAACAGCAAATGTTATTGTTTCTGTCAATAACTTCCCATCTATCCAGACTGTCAATGGAAGTGTCAATGTAGGTAATATACCTGCAACACAGAATGTTCAAGTACTTTCAAACACAACAAACTATGTGTATACTCAGCAGGCACCAACATGGTCACAAGATGCTTTAGGAAAACTTAGAACATCCGCTACACTGAACCAAGACTGGTATACACCTGTAGTCGATGACGATACGTCATTTAGATGGTCACAGGCACTAAATGGAACAAATGCCAATAGCTTCTTTTTAGCGAACACGGCCGAGATTCAAATGACCAGTGGTAATACTGCTGCTGGTTATGCTTATCGCCAGACCTATGCTAAGTTTAAGATTGTTCCTGGCACCTCACACCTAATCTATACTACACTAAACTTCACAGCTAACACAACTGAATCGGGTGTCACTAGACGATCAGGCATGTTTGATCCATCAAATGGTATCTTTTGGGAACAAGGCGGTGTATCTGCAAATACTCTAGCTATTGTTGTAAGAAGAACTATTGCCAATGGTTCTATTATTGAAGATCGTATCTATGCTAATAGTTTTAATACAGATAAGCTAGACGGCACTGGTCCTTCTGGCTTCAATATCTTTACCAATGGATTGAACAAATACTATACGTTCTGGTTTGACTTTATTGGTGGTAGAACTGGTCGTGTTCGCTTTGGTATGGGTACACCAATTGGCCCACAAATCTGCCATGTTCAGTCTTATGCATCTCCAGGTCTAACAACAAACTTTGTTACTGATAATGCTTTACCTCTTCGTAGAGAAATCTTTAACTCATCTGTACAAACACCAGCACCAACATTCAATATGTCTGGTATCTCGTTTCAGGCAGAGTCTCCATCAGCATTCAATCCATCACCAACTACAGCATATAATGTCAATGGTTATATTCCAGGAACAACATTGACACCAATCTTGACTATTGGTCTACGAGCTGGTGTTCCATTCCAAAGTTCTGATATTTCTCCTGGCGAGTTTAATCTTGTTGAACTCAACAATCAGGGCAAGAACTCTACCGCTGCAACATTTCTATATTCCGTTGTGTATAATGCCAATGTAAACGGTACGCATGCATACAGCGGTAATGGTGCCGTATCTAATGCAAATACAGGCAGATCAAGTCAATATTGGACCTGGAGCAACACAGCAACAGTGACAGGTGGTCTAACCGTTCTTTCGGGTATCACACAGTCTGGGGGCACTTCTGTTGCTTTTGATGGGCTGCCAGGTACTTTTAACCTAGGTGCAGATATCAATGGAAACCCCGCAACACTGACTTTGTGTGTAAGACAGTTGGCTGCCGGTGGCTCCACATCTAACGTTATGTCATCTTGGAACTTTATTGAACAGCTATAAACTTAGAAGAACCTACGATATGGAGCACCCTCTCCATGGCAGCCACCAACATCTTCGTCAAGACTTATTCCGGTGGTAGAACCCGTCGGCAAAGTAGGTTCATCTAAGTGGTGGGATTCTGTTTCCACGCTCCCACCGGGCGCATTTGAATTAAGCCGCTAGGGCAAATTCAACAGAGCTATTATCGTTAGCTGCATTTACGTTTTGTGGCGCTTTGCCAAGCAATCAGTCTCGAACCGCCCTATTCCGTCCAAGTCGATCCTAAGTTTCACCCCCATCATAGATACACTAACAGCAATAGGTTTATTTTATGTGGCGCTTCCTAAATACCACAGCTAGTGTATCTATGGTGGAGGTGACGGGTACTGCCCCCGTGTCCTCTAGACCTTTATTGTTGATTGTCAACAACTGATGTTTTATTTATATAAATTGCTTTATTCTTAACACATTTATCAAATGGTAAATGCATACCAGTTGCACCAGACCAGTCTTTAAAAGCATCATCATAGAAACCAATAATAAGTTTTTGATTTTGCAATTGGACTAATTCATCTGCCCATTGTTGCCACTTATCGTCTGATATAATAGGTTTATCAAGAACATAATAAAGATAACAATGTATCAACATTTGCGTCCTACGCTGTTTGATCTTCTCATCCAGCGTCTGGATTTCGTTGACCATTTCTGGCTCAAAGAATGATTCCAAAGACATTTAATATCCAGAGCTATTAATTACAGTACTGTGTCCAGTATACATATGGTCCATATTGATTGTATCTCCAAGAAGCAACATTGACACACTGTCGACCATTCTCAATATAATACTGAGGTTGTGGAAGCTGATATATCGGTCTCGGTTGATAGTGATATTCTTCCTGATGTTCTTCGTAGTGAGGTTCACGATGATGGTTCAATTCAGAACCAATGATTGCACCAACAATAAGTCCACCAATGATAAGAGGGGCCGAATTGTTGTGATGCTCACCATATCGGTCGTGCGCCATTACCGGAGTTGATACAAGACACATTGCCGTAAGTACAGATAAACTTTTTTTCATGTGTTCATATTTCCTTATAAGTATATTAGTCCAGGTAAACCGTGCTGGAGCGACCGTTGATCTCGATAGCAACGAACTTATCGCTGTAGTAGAACCACACGCGGTTAGAGTCTTCGTTCACACCGAAGTGCTCATATCCACCTCGAGCATCCAGCTTTGCCAGAGGACCGTACTCTTCGATTGCCTTGTTGATCTTGGTAAGAGCGATCTTGCAACGACGATCAGAGACGCTGTCGGCGTTGTAGGCATTGTAACCTACAGCCTTGTTGGCATCCTCAATCGCGACGTGGCTCGGAATAGTGTAGGTGCCGTTGCACCCGCAAGCGCAACCACTCTTGCCGTTGTAGGTCTTGGTGATCTGGTTGAAAGTGATCTTTTCCATAACAATATCTCCTCAGTTGATAGATTAGTTCTATATCAACACAAGATATATGTCAACAATTAATTTTAAAACTTTGTCCACTCGTACTCGCTATTACCTGTCTTGAAGCGGATATAGAGGAACTCCGGATCCTCAGGTTCGGTTCGTTCTTCCAGAATCTCAGTGATGTATGTGGTCTGCCAATAGTCTGATCCGGAATATGTCCGACCATAGATGCTGCCTACACGCATGACAACACCAACACGTGGCGTTGCATTATGTTCGTATTCAATTTCGCCCGATGCAGGATCTTTCCACAGTGCCATGGACATGTTGCCCGAGTCACCCGCTTCGTCTCTTGTTCTACGCAATGAATATGCCATTTTACCACTCCGGTCCGTGTGTTTGATCGGTCTTCTTGTAGACCTGAAACCAGTCACACCCATATGCAGGACACACATGGATTGTCTCTGGCAAGTTATTAGCATCCTTGTCACCACCTTCACCACAGATGAAGTAGCGATCACCAAGTTTCTCTGCTAGAATCGTGTGATCAACAAGTTCATAGAACCTGCGAAGGAGCTGCAGTTCGTCTTCATATTGTATAAGTGTTCTTGCAGCACTGTCACATAGAAGCTGTCTTTCAGGGTCAGGCAACACATGTGATGTGTACAGTTGTTCTACTAGGTTCATGGTTCTTCTGCCGGTAGTGGTGGATAGACGTATGTTGGAACAAACTTGTTTCTTAGTTTGTTCTTTTCCTTTTCAATCTTCTTAATATTTTTGTCCCATTCTATACCGTCAAGCAAACGTTCAAGTTTCTTTCTGGCTTCTTCGTAAGTATAATATCGGTAATGACCATCATAATCAAAGTCTGAATTGATCCAAATAAAGAAACACCTCCTCTGGATCACATAACCATCGAAGGTCTTCTTGAGACGGTACTTAGACATTTTTATTTCTTTCAATGAAAGCAATTAATTCATCTGCACCGGATCCAAATGGATTTGCATCACCCCACCGCTTCAGTAGTTTGACAGCAAGTTTAAGTTCGGCTTCAAGTGCCTTAATCTTGGCACTCATAATTTCTTCTGGGTATACAATTTTACTCATAATGATTACCTTTTCCAAATTTCACCACAGTCGGGGCACTTATATGCTACAGTGCGGTCTTTATCTCTATCATAGAGACCTATCGCCCGACCCCAGGTACCCTGTGTACGTGTTGCTCCATACATTTCAGAGATTCGATCTGCCTCAGCTTCATCATTATACTGATTCATGAAAGTTTGCCAGATACTACCGCCATTCAGATCAACATTACAATGAGGGCAGTTTCCATGATCTTTAGACATACAGAGAATCCAAGCGAGATTTTGCTTCAGCCAATTGCTTTTCAAGATCAGCAATAACCTGCTTGATTTTATTCTTTTCAGGATTTTCAAAAGGAGTAAACTTTTCAATAAGAATACGAACAGTGGAAGCAATGCCATATTCAAGATCATCAATGCAAATATAGCTTCCATGAATGTTCAGTTCATATCCAACATCATTCCGAGAACGATAACCGGTAAGAGACATACCTTGATAGATAAGATTGAACCAATCATTACTGGATTGGATATCCGCATCACCATAGACACAGGCATTACCATAGACACAGGCATTACCATAGACACAGGCATTACCAGAGACACTGGTATTACCAGAGACACTGGCATTACCATAGACACGGGCATCATCAAAGACACTGGCATTACCATAGACACAGGCATTACCAGAGATGTTTTTAGAATTTTCAATGTAAGACATAACAGATCTCCTCAGTTGATAATTCACTCTATATCAACACATAAACTATGTCAATAACTATTTTCAAAAAAATGAGCAGTTTACCGTCATGCTCAGGACAAGTGGTTAAGCGACCTCGGCCATTTCCATTGCAAGGTTAGCGGCATCAATCTTTCGCTTCTGGTTAGAACCAAACCATGCCGACTGCATCCGAGTGTCTGCCGACCGACCGAGAAGATGATCGGTGGTGTATGTCACTGCATTGAATGCCGACCACCACGTACCACGACCAAACTCTGCACCGGGTTGATCATCGAGAACCTCAAAGGCAGTATTGGCTGCCCGTGAGGCAAGCTTACCCTCGTCGGCCTTAGCACCACTAGTCATCGGAAACACACGGTTGAAGTATTCAACAATGTTCTCGTTGGTGTAGCGCTTTGTGGAAAGAAACTGAGCCATTTCCTTGTACTTGGCAAGCTTTTCCTTCGAGACACCAAGAACTTCCTTGACGGCATCACCATCAAAGACCGAGCGGTGGTTGAGACGGACCATAGAGTTGACCTTGGCCGAATTCTGATTAAGTGCCATAGTCAGAGTGTTGTTGCAGACCACACGGATCGGAGTAAACCGAACCTCGACCGTCTTGCCGTACTGATGAGGGTTAGAGAAGAGAAGATAACCATCAACCTGGTCACCACCGAGGATGTCGAACGATTCATTGATCTTGGCAAGAGCCCAGACATTGCGACCTTCCTTGAGTGAGCCAGCGGTATGCATTTCCATATCACCAGCGGCAACAAAGTCATTGAAGAATTGGAAAGCTTCGCGGTTCTGAACCGGATTCCAACCATCACCGACCACGTCAAGGACACGACCGTCGGAGCTACGAGTCAATGCATACTTGTCACTGATTCGCACCTGGTCACCCTTGAAGCGAGTATACAGAGGGGTCTTTTCAACTTCCCAATCCAGATTAGCGGCCTGCATCATCTGTTCAGGGGTAAGGTCAGCCGCAACCTTTACACCAAGTCCGTGCCAGGGCAAATCACCAACATACGCGTGACTAAAAGATCCATTAGAAAGTTGTTCAATCATATGTGACATAGTATATTTCCTTTCACAACATCATTGTTGATATATTCTTATTACAACATTTTAGAAAAAATGTCAACCAAAAAAATCAATCTTATATAAATAAAATGTCTGTCACGGTATCCCCATACCCACAGACTCTAACGCTAAACAGGAGCATCAGCATGTCTATTTATCACACACATCACATTGTGCCTCGCCATATGGGAGGCACAGACGATCCTTCAAATCTTGTCAGATTGACGATTGAAGAACACGCAGAAGCACATAAAAAGTTGTATGAGGAATACGGCAAAGAAGAAGATAGGATTGCTTGGTTAGCCTTGTCTGGCCAGATTACTCTCTCTGAGGCATCTAAAATGGCTCATATTCTAGGTTCTTACAGAGGTGGATATGCGAAGAAACCCAACAAAGTACCAGCGCACAATAAAATAGATTGTTATTGTGTTGGTTGTAGAAAAAGAATGAAACCTTCTCAGAAGGGACACAAACTTTGTTTTAAAAAAGCATATGGTTTAGAGAGAACGCCAAACTCTTCTTTTTTCACATCAGAAAAAGGTAAAGATATGTCTAAAAGAAACAATGCCATCTCTACTTGTCCACGCTGCAATAAACAAGGTCAATATAGAGCAATGAAAAGATGGCATTTTGATAAATGTAAAGCGAATCATGATTCGCGATAAAATGTCAACAATTTTTTTTAAAAAAGTTACCAGCTGGAGCGATACTCAAAATACCAACCGTCATCAAGATTCAACGCCCGTTCGAGTTGTTCAATGGTGTTATTGATATCAATCATATACCATTCACCATACTCGGTACCACCAAAGAAGAAGCCAGACGAAGTAGGAAGAAGTGCTGGTGCTAGACCAGGGCTATCCTGAACCTGCTTACACACACTAATCAGTTCCTCCAGATCGTCACGGCTGACATCGTGCGGCTTGCATTCATCTTCGCCACCCTGAACATTATCCACAAACCACTTGTGAATCTGGTTTGCCTTGCGCCAGTACGCGGCTTCGACAATAACTTCTTTGGGCTTGATGCCCTCCGGAAGATTGAAGGGAGCAGCCACCTGTTCCTTCAGAGCATCTTCGTTATACCACATATACCGCTTGGCGGAGAGATACATATCAAGACCCATAACAAATATCCTTTCAAAGTTAAAAGTTAAGATACTTATGATCTTTACCATCAACACGAAGTGCAACACTAGCCTTGTATCGACGCTGACCACCAAACAGACCATACTGGCGCTTCATTCGAGCCAGATC